ACTTGTAAAGCTCCTCTAACTAATTCTTCAAGGGTATCGTAGTTCTCAAATTCACCACCATCGATGATTTTTTGAGCCTTAGTCATAACCTTTTGTAGTTCTTGTTGTTTACAGAACTTTAACGCCTTTTCCTGTACGAAGCCTACGCCATCGATAGGTGCGTCTTTTATTTTCTTGATTGTGTCCAATACTATTTTGGATGCAATCTCTTGTTGTAATTCAGATTTAGTAATCTGTTCTAATGTCTCAAATGATGGTGTATGATCGTATTTTGTATAATACTCTCTAATCATTTGGATAATTATTTTGAAGTACTTGTTTTCAAAATAATTGTTTTCAATCACATCGATAATTGAATGTGAAAATTCCTTATCTAAGATAATTTGATTAAGTAATTGTAATTGGAATGTGTTCCCTAGATACTCAAAGTTTTTGTTTGTCGCCATAATTTTCCTTCTGTTAGTAAAGATAAATACTATTACTTTTGGATAAATTCAGGGTAAAAATAATTAAAATTATTACCTGAAAAAATGTCAGTCAGGCCGTTTAGTATACCTTTTAACTTTGGGCGTAGGTCTACGGTGTATCTTACCTTTGGCGGGTAGACTTTAGCGTCAAACCTTCTCTGACAAATTGTCAGGTCCCCAACCTTAATATAAAGGTTAAAATTCTCATCTCCGTCAGTAATTGACGTGTTTAAAACCTCTGGATTCTCAGAAATCTCATATTTGTTGTCTAACATATAGACCACTGAACGCATTTTTAAATCGTATTGTAATTCACGACATAAAGAATCTATATGGTCGTAAAAATCCTCAGATTTGTGGGCATTTTTGTTAAATCCTTTAACATTAAAAAAACGTTGTACTACAATGTTATCATTACACATTAATAGGAATTCAACTTTTGTTACATCTTGATCTCTCATCTTGTTTTGTTTTTCTTTTTTACTTTTTGTTTCTAAACTTTGTTTTTTCTTTTCTTGATAATTTTAAAAATGGTTTCAAAAAATTAACCCAAGCATCATCTCCTTTTGGTAGGTACTTGAAGAATCCGTCGTCCATCATCATTCTTATTAAGTTTCTATGTCCTCTCCCATCGGGATCCATCGATTCAGAGTAATATTCCTTAACCATTTCCTTCCCCTCCTCATCAATTAAAGGTTCTGACAAATCTACGAGTATTTTATTGATTTTAAAAAAATCGTTACCCATAATACCTTCTTTGGTTTTACCACTGAGTAAGTTTCCTAAAACAACATTTTTTTGTTGTTCTTTTAATAGTAGTTCACCTTTTGTTAAAATATCGGTTAAAGATATCATCGAATCAAGTATTTCAGGAAAAAATTTAATTAAAGTTTTTTCTCCCATTAAACTTATTCCATCAATGTTGTCCGAAGTGTCACCAGCAAGGATCTTAAATGTCATTACATTGTAGTGAGGAATTGAACAATCTTTAAATTTAATTTTATCTCCAAACTTAAAATATTGTTTTGCTTGTGGAGAATAGATTGATACCTTTTCTGAAATTAATTGAGTTAAGTCTTTATCACTTGAGAATATCGTTTTCTCTTCATCTAAAGAGATTTGACAATAATATGCGATAAGATCATCGGCTTCTGAATTTTCAACCTCTAATTGTCTTATAAACATCTCCTCAAGATATTGTTTAACTCTTGTTTTTTGTTTGTTAAATGAATCTGTCTTCTCCTCATTATCAGGAGAAGACTTTCGATTCATTTTATATTTAGGGTATAGTTGTTTTCTTTGAGATGAATTTGTATCACTATCCCAAAAGACCATAACTTTGTTAAAGTTAGTTTCTTCTAAAAATTTACGGATTGTGTTAAGAAAATGCCAAGTCCCACCAATGTGTTCCCCATTATTATAGAAATCCTTAACTCCGTGAAATCCAATTTTTAATAAGTTGTTACCATCAACAATAAGTGTTTTGGTCATTTAATTTTTTTAAGTCGTTTGTAAATACTTTTTACTCGTCAGAGTCATCATCATCAGATTCGGCCAAGGAATAATCTGAATACCCTAATTTTGTTTCCCAATAATCTGAATATTCTTTCTTATAGTTATCCAACGATTCTTTCGTATCTGTAATATACCCTTGTGGTACTGCAATGATCTTACCATCCTTATATCCAAGACCATTAACGTGATTCTTTAATATGGAAATCTTTGTTCTAATTGCAAACGATACTTTTCTACCATTCTTAGTCGCATCAATGTGACTAATACCAGCCTTCTTTTGATTACCGAATAAGAATACTAATGATGATGCCAACCATATTGCCTCACCACCTTTAGCCTTGATTTCAGGTTGTCCAAATGGATTATCAGGAAGTAACACCCAAGGTTGATTTAAGATCACTAAAGTGTTGTAATAAGGGTAATCTTCTTTTTTAGATTTTGAAATCCTTGAATGAATCCCCATACCGATTTTATCGGCCAATACTTTTGCGTTGTGCATTCCACCACCTTTACCATCAAAAGTCATTTGACAAGGAATACTACCAATACTATCCCATAAAAATAATAAACTATAAGGGATGTCACCTTTTTCTTGTGCGTCAAGGATATCATTGATGAATTCCGTTGCTTGTTCAATCACATCAAATGAATCGTTAAAGATAAACATACCATCATACTCACCATCTTCATTTTTTTCGGCTTGTAACCCTAATTCAATTGCGTGTTCCCAAGACCACTTTTTCTCAGTAATAATAAGAATAGGTAAGTGACCTTTTTTCTGAGCGTCAGCGGCTGCAAGGATCATTGCCGTTGTTTTTGAGGTATTTGAATGTCCCAAAAACATATTAATACCACCCATAATAGGTCCCGGCAATCCAGATGACGCTAAAAAAGCCTCTCCAAGATTATAAAAACTTTCTGGTTTGTATTTTGTTTTTGTCGAGTACTTACCTTTGATTGTCTCCAAAGATATCTCTCTTTTTCTTATCGCCATGTTATTGTGTAATTACTGAATTATACTTACGAATTTTTTCTAATGACTCAAGTTTATCTTGAGCATTTGCAAATTTTTCAACTAACTTATCCATTTCTTCAAGGTGTTGTGGATGTTCTCCAATACCAACAGGTGAAGTTAAATAAACTAATAATGTTGCTTCCGCTTCGGCGATTTCGCTACGATATTTTAAGGACAATGCCTCATACATTTTTTCTGCTATTTTACTCATTTTTTTTGATTTTAAAAAACATAGACACTCAGTCATACCAAGTGTCTATGTTAAAGTTTAATTAGAAAGGTAATTCTTCGTCTACCTGAGAATCAGTTTGTGGATCAACCATTTTACTTTCAGGTTTTGAACTACCACCCATAGAAATCTCTTCTTCATGACTATTTGAGTAGATGTATTTTCCTGCGTCAGTGTCCCAACGTGGAGTTTCACCTCTTGCAATCGATTCAAGATATTCGACAGGTTTTTTAGAATAAACGTCCTCCCAAGTCAACTCATCGTTGATCCAAGTAGATGCTTGTTCAGCGTCTTCATGTGTTGGTGATGGATCGTCATACATTACAGTTTGAATAACTGTATATGTTGCTCCTTTTGGAGTTTTTGCCTTTGTAAGTTCAAGGATTAAATCACGACCTTTATCAGAGTCAGTTACATCACCTTTTGCTTTCCAAATCGGAATGATTTTATCAAGGATTCCTTCTTGTTTGTAATTGTGTTTAAATCTCCAAAATTTAACACCATCACTCTCGTTATCACGATCAACAACCTTAACGATATAAAACTTACGAGCTTTATACTGTGTTGCCAATTGTTTGTCGGATTCACGACCTGTTGACATTAACTCATCGTATACCTCATTCAAAGGTGAACGTTCGTTGTCATTTTTTCCTGGATCGTAGAATTTCTGCCATTTTCCATCAACATTGATTTCGTGGAACCAAACCTCTTTAAAAGGAGATGATCCATCAGTTGTAGGTAAAATACGGATTGTTCGTTGACCTTGTTTTTCGTTATCCTTAAGGATTGCTGCGAAATACTTTTTCATTCTTTCTTCTTGTGTGAATTTTGAAGTGGAAGAAGAACCACTTTGTTTTGAACTCTCATACTGAGCCAAAACCGCATCTAAAACATTGTTTGTCGCCATTGTGTATATATTAATTAAAGGTTTACGTAGAAAATATAGTTATAATAAGTAGGGTAGTCAATAAGGTATTTAAAAAAATTTTGAGAGAGACACTGATGTCCCTCTCAAAAGTGTTACATCATATTTGTGTCTTCGTCGTCGTAATTATTAAATGATGTTTCAATATCATTTGTGGAGTAGTTAGTAGCATCATCAGTTGTTAAAACATATTCATTTTTACCTGATTTTTCCATATCATCTTCTTTATCATCAAAGAAATCTGATAATTTTTGATTAAATGGTCCTGAATCTAAACTTCTCAATTCTAATTTTTCTTGTGGTGTTTTAGGTCTAAACTTATCAAACTTAGCCTCTAAGTTATTTATGGTTGTCACCAAACCATCCATCTCACCTAATTTTTCCTCAAGAGTTTTTAATTGGGCAAACAAGTTATCAAAATATTCTTCTTGTTTTTGTTCCATATTTTTTTGAGATGCAACTAAATCAGTAACATCCAATTCTTCTTTGTCACTTTCTTCTTCACCTTCATCACCAAGTTCTTCAACATCAGGATCATTCGCAATATCTATAGGTGCGGCCGGTGGTGTTGGTACAACTGCGTTAGGATCAGCAGGTGCCGCTGCCGCAGGATCTGCAGGTGGTGCCAAAGCAGGATCCAAAGCAGGATCTGCGGGTGGTGCCAAAGCAGGATCCAAAGTGGGGTCCGCTTGTTCCGTTATGTATTTGTTAATAGAATTAAATCTACTTATTTCGTTTAAAATTTTTTGATCTATTGCCATGATTATCCGTTTAATAATTGTTTAATTCCCGATTTAGTTTCAACTTGGATTTTTTTGAACGTGTTCATTGTATTATCAACTCTTTCGATCAATCCGTCTTTTATTCTAAGTGTATAACAATCTCCAGTATCTAAGTCACAAACTTCTTTGTAACCATTACCCTTATCTTTCTCTGACACTCTTGTGTTTTTACCCAAGTAATTGTCTAATATTAATTTTGTGTTCATAATAGTTTTATTTATAAATATCTGGTTATTCAATAAAATTAATTTAATGATTTATATAAATTTATTGCCTGTTTTGCTTTATTCTGTAGTGTATTCTTATCTTGTTCAGTCATTTCGGTATAAACATTATCAGATTGTACGTTAGGATACTTAGTTACATACAACTTAACTATATCTACTTCCGGAAGAACATTTGTGTCAATTAACGACAATCTATCCTTAAATTTAGAGATTGCAAAGTCAACAAATTTTTCATTAGAGATGAAAGAAACTATTGGTATATTCAAATTTGTTCCTCTAGATAAACAATAATATTTTTTATTAACTGATGATGCAAATTGAGATCCACCATAAGTTTCAGTTAAATTAATTGTACTATAATTATTCTCATACGCTTTCATTCCACTCGATGATGACGAATCCAAATATATAAATGAAAATAAATAAGCGGATAAATTTATAAAATTATCCGTAAGTTTTGTTACCCCATTACTTGTAGTTTCTTTTGCAATTCCATTTGCAACAATCCTATCATCAAGTAATTTTCTAAAGTCCTTATATGATATTTGTGTTACAGTTGGACTATCTAATGGTGTATATCCAACATATGTTGATATAATTTTATCAGAACAATCTTGATTTTTGGTTATTGTATCGGTCCCCGTAACATTTGATATCACATTGTTTTTTTGGAATATTACGTTTTCACTCGACGATTTAATTTTCTCCTCATTCGCCTTTACTTCCTCTTGTAATTTAGAAATTATATTTAAACTTAACGATTGAATAAAATTATCAATTTTAGGTAAACTATAAAAAGGTTGTCTTGAACCTTTAAATGTTGTACTAAATTCACCTTTACTAATTTGATGTGTTACCGATGTAATCATATATGGACCTGAGAACATAGGTATGTTTCTTACATTAAAATACATCATCGGTTGTATTAGGGCATTACCTAACATATCCACAGAACATTCATAACTTCTGTTTCGATATAGGTTATATAAAGATACGTTTTGTGACCCAGTACTTCTGTTTCTACTTTGGTTTGCCATTTGATTTAACATTTCCAAAGATTCCGCAGTGGGTTTTCCAACATCTTGACCAACACTAAAGTTTTTAAAGATTTGTTGATTTTGATTACTAATGTCTATATTGAATCCAACGACCTTATTTGATTTATCCCAATTCTTTTTGTTTGATTGATTCTCTACCAATGGATTATCACTTGCTCTTCTAAGATCAAATGCGTCATCCCTAAACCTATAATCAACATTGTCTTTCATATCCACATATTGACTAGGTTTGTTTGCGTAATAACATAAAAACTTAGGTGATGTGTTTCTGTAATCCACATTTAAGAACGTACCCCAAAATGAATTTGCGAACTCAGTTGATCCTTCACTTCTTGGTACAGGATTTTTCTCAGCGTCTTGGGCATTGTAGAAATTAGCGTAAGCAGGTAATGGGAAATAAGTGAAATTATTCTGTGTTAATATTGTTGAGATAATATCCAACATATTATTCTTATATAATGAACCTTCAATTAAATCTTTAATTTTGAATATATCAACATAAACCTTTTGTCCAACATCCCTACTTGCCCTATCAAATAATAGAACATCTTCAAACATTGTTTTTGATTTAAAGTCTCCACCAGCAATCCATGTATCATTGAATGCCTTAAAGGTCTCCCACATCTCAACTCTTGTTTGTTCCCCTTCAAGTTGTGATTTAGTGCCCTTTTCTCCTTCAATTGTTACATTTGGTAATCCAGCTCTCACACCTGTCATTAAATTAGAAATAACATTTTTAAGGTAAGTTTCAGATTTATCAAGGTACTCATCCATAAGACCATAAAACTTAACCCCATCCACACTATTTCCTAAATTTTGTACTATTGGGTAAGTAGTTGTAGTTGTTGTAACTTGTGATGTGGTATTATTTACCGTACTTATAATGAATTGATTGTCATTTGGACTTGTCGCTAAATTTCCATATTGACTAATTATTATTTCATTTATTAACGGGGTATTAATTGGGTATAGGGACGAACTTGCAGGTTGCCCTGTAAATAAGATTGTTCCATTAGTGTCTTTATAAACACAATATTTTTGTGGTCCAAATTTATAGACCGAAATTGTTTTAGTATCTTTAAGTGTTGTAATTGTCAATAAATCACCAGGTGTCTGAGGGTTTGGTACAGGTGTAGGTACAGGATTTGGTATAACGACATTATTTGTCGGTACCGAGAAATTATTAAGTTTCTGTGTTGCATATAACATAATTAATGGTGCGAAATCTTGGATATTTTTTTCGGTAAATTGCACATTAAGATCAATAAAGAAGTCCGTAATGTACGATCCGTTATCCGAATATACTAATTCAGGTATCTCAGAAAATCCAACATACTTCTCTAACGCTTTCCATGTTTCAGGATTTGCGGTTTTAGATTGAGCCAATGTAATCGTCCCACCATTTGACGGTAAACTACCTGTTGTTCCTTGGTTATAACCTTGATAAGATATAGGGTCAATTAAAAATTTAGTGGAGAATGTTAAGAATGATCTTCTATCAAACATCGATGGATTACCCATCTTTAAAACAACATTGTATTCTAAGAAATTAGTTAGTATACCTTGAAGGGTTGTTTTTTGTTTTTCAATAACAGAATTAATCATCCCCTCAGAATTAAGGGTTGTTGGTTTTTCAACAACTAATAATTCTCTCATCAATAATTGGAAATTCTTATATGATCTTTCAGATTCAGTTTCAACATCTTTATCACTTGGAACCAATGTTTTATAATCATAAATTGATCTACTAAAGTTTAAAAACTCTTGCTCAAAATAATCTAATACCTCGGTATCGAATGTTGTAAACATTTCTGATATCTTATCGTATTTCGTATTATCCCCATTTAATGAGAAGTTTTGTTGTGTTTTTTTATCGTTAAGGATTTGTTTTAAATATGAATCAGGATTTGGTTTTGATATTTTTGTATTATCAAAATATCCATAATTAGGTGCTCCCCAAAATAATCTTACAGATCCATTAAATACGGAAGGATTACTTGACAACTCAACCTTAAGTTTGTCATTCTTAAAACATTCATCTTTTGCCTGATTTTTAGTATAACCAAATGAAGGCATTACATAATATTTTTCACCTTCGGTAGTTTTAACAATAGTTGACCAAGGAGTTACCTTTAATGACCTATTATTGTCGTTAGGGTCAAAACCATTAGTTTCAATAATTTTACCTAATGAATTTGTGGTCATAACCATTTTACCACTATTAATTAATGCTTGTATCTCAGTTTGGGAATATCCGCCCGTTGTGGAATTAGTTACATAAAATGTATTTGGTGTAACCACAGTAAAGTTCTCACCAGTAAGTGTTTGTGATATATCAACAAGGTATCTACCAACACCTCCCGTTGTACCACTCACTTGACTAACAATTTTAGTTCCGAGAAGAATTGTTGGCCCTGTAATAATTTGCCCTGAAGATAATGTACCACCACTAAACGTTAAAACGTCCATTGTTGTTCCTGTAATATTACAAGTACCATTTAATATTGAAACATTTTGTGTAATATCAACAACGTATTTACCAACCCCACCTGTTGTACCATTTACTTGAGACACAATAGTTGTATTCACATCAACGTTAGGCCCCGCAAGTACCTGGCCAGGAGCCAAGTTATTATCATTTATGGTATAAACATCTAAAGTTGTTCCAACAATACTACAAGTACCATTTAATTGTGTAACCCCCGAAAATAATTGTAAACCTTGTAGGAATACATTCATATCATCATATAACTTAGGGAAAAACCCTGTGTTAATACTTGTTGAGTTATATGTAACTAAATTTGGAGTATTCGATACGGTGTTCTCTAAAACAATATTATTTTGAAACCCTTCAATGTTTAAACTATAAACTTTTGTTGATGCAGAAGTAACAGGATCGTAATTACCTAAGTAATCAAAATCTTTCCAAACCTCATCTATTATATCAACACCTGTTTCATTCCAAGTTTTATATCTATGCCATATTGAACCATATTTAACAATCCAAGCGTATGGTAATTTGTGTACCGCACCGAATTTTTTAATGGTAGATAAGATGTAACTTAAATCATTAGGTTCATTATACGACCTATATTTTTCTCTAAGACTCGCTAATGGTAAACTATTCAAGAATAGATACGCCGCTTGTTTGTAAGATGATAAATCATTTGGTTTATATCTAAAATTATAAACACCATTCTGAATTGCATTAATAAAGTATGGTGTATTTAAAATTGAAGTTGTCTGTGTATCAGTTACAAATCCATCATAATTAGAGTAATTTAAATTTCCTTCAGTTGTGAATTGCTCCTCAATTTTTCTATTATTATAAAATGTTTTGAAATTAGAAGTATCAATATTTTGAGCAAATACGTCCGCTTTATAATTAAAGTTTGTTATAGGCCTTTTCTTTTCGTTAGTGTCGTCGTTATTAAAATTACAAATTGTTTTATGTGTTGTATTGTATGATAACACATCTTTAGTGTTATACGCCAAATTAACATTTTGTATTGCCTTACCATCCGCAAGATGTGTATTACACCAATTTAAATTAGTGATAGGATACATATCCGAAAAATCAAATTCATTATTTGATGTTTGGTTCCCAATATAATCAATAATTTTTGTTTCATCCGTTAATGAAACATTTGGTTGAGATCTTTCATTTGTTAATATCTCTTGATTAAATAATTCAAATGGAACATTTGTTTTATTCTTAAGATAATTAACCGTAAATTCACCTCTTATAAATTTTTGCCAACTTTCTCCCTCACCTTGGTTTGAAATGTGTCTTAAAAATGTTAAGAAATTATTTTGATCAATTAAATATTGTTTTAATTTTTGAGTTAAGAATGGATTATCATTACCCAAACTTTTTAATATGTTAATTTTTTCATCTTCAGCCTCAACCATAAAGATACTAGAATCATATCCTGATTGTCTGTTTAATTTAGAATAATAGGTATTAACCATAATTCTTTCATATATCTCATAGAAAAATTTAATCTCCTCTTTATTTTGGAATACTTCATTTGTTACAGGAAAATCAAGTGCGTTTAAACTTAATCTGTTTGGTTTTGTAACAACATTTGATTCGTCACCATAATCAGGATTCTTAGGTTCCCTTTCAGTATACCCTTTAATAAACTCTTCCACAAATTCAACCTCAGGCCATATTTCAGGAATATACGCCTTTGTCATTGTTGAGATAGATTTATCCCCAG